AGCCTAGATAAACAAGAGCAAGCATCCAGTAATGGATTTAACCCACACATATATATGGGTAGGACTCTCTTTGTCCACGCTTGACGGCCTCTAACCTTACCTCAAACACCCTGCGCCAGCAGGAACCGACACTCACAGTTTATATACAAATAAGTCATTAAAACCCGTCGGTTCCGAACTATTCCTCATAAGCAGGGTACCTTACCACCACCAGCGCCGCAGGCAAACAGCCGCAAATCCAGAAAAAGCCGGGAAAAATTGAGTGTGGTACCCACGCCCGCATACCTACCCCACCGGAGGGGTAAGGTCTGTTTTCGAAATAGCATCGAGCGCTGCCCGCCTGAAAGCGCTGATTCTGTGGGGCGGCTCGCGACTTGTGCCTGCTACAGACTGCAGCACACCGGTTACGATGCGATCAAGGACAGGCACAGTTACCCCGGCAGCAGCAAGCTCTGCAATAACCGCCTCATCTTCAGGAGTTGCAATCCTGCTAAAGCCAGACTGACGATTGAGGGATATCCACCTTGCGATATATGCTTTACCAACTAGTTCACCCTCAACCTGCTTTCCCGGCGTTAACGCAACCGGATGGTCTGTCCCCATTTCTTTGGGTTCGCTGAACTGCTCCCCTGCATCCCTGAGTGCTTTCCACTGGTGTCCAGGCGGCTTGTCTTCGAACGGAATGCTTTCCAGCAATTGCCTATCCGACAAGCTTTCATCGTATATGACACGCAGTATTTGCGCGGTTCTGCCCCATGAGTGATTCTTAACCTTTTGCAAATAGCCGTAAGCTATAAGCTTTTTAATCTGTCTTCCGACTGCTTGCCGAGTTACTCCGTGAGTCTTCGCTAGGTTTTCGTATCCCGGCCATGCCAGTCCTGCCCGGTTTGCATAACTGCAAACACTCACCAGCACTCGCCATGCAGTCGCCCTCAGCCGCTTGTCACTCGCTGCTCTGATCGGAAGCACTGCATACATTCTCCGGTCTACGGGCTTTTCCTGCCGTATCCTTGGCGCCTGCTCGGGCAGTTCAAAGCTTTGCATTGTTTAGCATCCTCTGCAGTCTGTCTTCGGTGCTTTCCCTTGCCTTGTAATACTCCCTTACCGCCGCTTCAACGATGCTTACTCTGCTTCGACGCTGATCGGTAGCCAAGCGGTCAAGCATATCCCTTACCTCGGGGCGCAACCTAAGTAATGTAGCCTTATGTGCCATAGATCAATGCTATCACAATGCTGGCAACGATTAAAACATATTACTTGCCATCCGTCAATTAGTGCCTATAATTCATCCCAGCAGCACACATTAACGTCAACCCAGAAAGGAACGACAATGAAACCCTCACTCACTGACATCGTGCTGGCCGTTCTAAGCTTTGCCAGTCTCGCTGTCTTCGTTCTGATGTGTCTCGCTTACTAACCGCTAACCCTAAAAGGAAATGCAAAAATGAAAATATCTGTTACTTCAAAACTCGACGGCATCCGCTCATGGTCTCTTCAGGCACTCGAAACCTGCCCCGGCAGTATCGCAGCACCCGGTGAATTGGTTGACGCTTGCAAGGGCTGTTATGCCACTACCGGAAACTATCGATTCGAGAATGTAAAAGCCCCTCGCAGGCACAATAAGGAAGACTGGCAACGTCTCGCATGGTGTGATGACATGGTGGCCGAATTAAACAAAGACAGGTTTTTCCGCTGGTTCGATAGTGGCGACATGTATACCCTTGCCCTTGCCGAAAAGATTCTCGAGGTCATGAAGCGGACACCATGGGTCAGTCATTGGTTGCCTACCAGGATGTACAAGTTTCCAAAGTTCCGACAAGTACTTGCCGAGATGCAAGCTTTGCCGAATGTGTCTGTCCGGTTTTCATCCGATAGCATCACAGGCGATTACAAAAAAAAGCTTCACGGTTCCGTGATCATCCCTACTGCTGCCGATATTAAACCCGGCATGACACTCTGCCGGGCCTATGAAAACGAGGGCAAGTGTAGCGGATGCCGTGCCTGCTACGATAAGAAGGTCAAGGTCATTGCATACCCGGCACACGGCAAAACCATGCACAAAGTTATCAAAATTAAACTCGCTGCTTAAACCTGAAAGGAAATGCAAAATGACACGCCGAGAATTCTATGATCTTTGCACCGAGTACAGCACTTTCCCGCTGTACGCCCTCGAAAACGAAAACCTTAAACAAGCCCTGCGCGAAAGGGATGATGAGAAAGTAAAGCAAATCCTTGAAACCGAGTTCTAATCAATCAACCCAGAAAGGGAACATCATGGAAAAGCAAACTTATAACGGATGGACTAACTACGCTACATGGCGCGTTAATCTCGAAATGTTCGACGGCTCCGAAAGCTATTGGACTGCTGAATCAGCCCGCGAGTTTGTGGAAATGATTATCGAAGAAAGCACACCCGAAGGGGTTGCACGGGACTATGCGCTGGCATTCCTCTCCGATGTCAATTGGCATGAAATAGCAGAGCATTATCAAATCGCCTACATTTTGAACGTTTTATTCCCTAACAGGAGGCCACATGACGATCAATCTCGAAACCCTGTTCGAAGTCGCACCTGATATCACCGAACAAGACGCATATCAGGTATTGCACATTCTGCAATTATCCGAACAGCAAGGCTATACCATCAACTATTCAATGATCGAACGCATCATCGAACGAGTCATCTTTCCATTTTAATAAGGGGTCTATCATGGTCGGAAAGGTCACACCAAACACAATGCTCTCCGCATCCCGTCTGCCCTCCGTTATGGGGTTCAGCAAGTACAGAAGCCCGAATGACGAGCTAAAAGCCAGCATAGATGCCATAAACGGCATCGATTCAACATTCCAGCAGAACGAAGCTATGCAGTGGGGCGATATCCTAGAAAAGACAATCATCCAGAAAGCAGCGGAAAGACTGGGAGTTTCCAACCTGAAAACAGAACACCCTGAACCCTACTTTCACCCCTTGATACCCCTCGCCTGTAGCATAGATGCCACAGCCCATGCACACAGCCTAGTCCATACCAATAACCCAGACCTAGGAATCATGGTCATGGATGGCGTAGACCTCGAACTGGATGGCCTCGGCATCATCGAAGCTAAACTCACATCAGCAGCCCCAGAACACACGCCAGCCCTCTACAGAGGCCCGATCCAGCTACAAGCACAAATGGACATCATAGGCGCCAAATGGGGCGCTCTAGCGGTCTTATATCGCGGCACAGAGCTACGCATTTTCCTGTTCAAACCCCATGACCCAACCCTCCGAGCAATTGAGGTAGCTACCCTAGAATTCCAGCGTAAGCTTGACATCTGGAAAACAGACAGGCACATTGACTATTATCCGCCAGTCAATAGCGACGACGCCGATCGCACATGGGGCGAAGGAACACCCGAAACCGTATTCCTAGACGGCATGTTCGAACAGTGGGCAAGAGACATCATCGAAGCCAAGCAAGACATCAAACAATGCGAGGAGATAATTGACGACAGGCAAACCAAGATCAAGACAGCCATGCAGCAAGCCACAAAAGCCAAAGTCGGAAACAAGTATGAGGTTTCATGGCCGATGCGAAGCTACACAGCCCAGCCAGGTAGAACCATCCCAGCTAAAGCAGCCTATTCCGTCAGGCAATCAACCATCACAGTGAAGGAAATCAAGAAATGACATACCCGCTGGACGAAGAAACCAAAGAACGAATGATGGCAAAGCGCAGACTAGACAACGCCATAATCGTTTACTTCGAGAAAGAATTTGGACGCAAACTCGCACAGTTCGAACGCGCTGAACTACTCAATTCATTGCACACTATTTTCAAAATAGAAAGAGGTGGTGAGTTCGCAGACGTGTCTTTCTACACCAACAAAGCATTAGAGTTTGAACAACAAGTGGGGGGAAAATGAAAGAATTGCCTTATTCTTTGCTGAAAGCATTTGCTTATTCGGTCATGACCTATGACCCGAACCATCCAGACAGCCCTAGATACACAACGACTTGGCATGAAGGCATGGATTTGCGCGACTACTTTGCCGCAAAAGTCATGCAAGTAACCGTCGAAAAAATGATCGAAGAACGCCCCAGAGATGTCGAAAAGGCAATCGCAACTGTGGTCGCCAGCTCGTACAAAATTGCAGATGAAATGATGAAAGCGAGAGAACAATGAGCAACGTAACCCTGCATAGGGGCTTTGCCCCAGCCACCATGAGCGAAGCCATCGAGTTCTCCGAACGGCTCTCCCGTTCCCAAATGGTGCCAAAAAACTATCAAGGCAAGCCGGACGATATCTTAGTCGCCGTGCAATGGGGATTCGAGATCGGTCTGGCGCCACTCCAAGCCCTGCAAAACATTTCCGTCATCAACGGCAAGCCATCCGTCTATGGGGACGCAGCAATGGCCCTGGTGCAGGCCAGCCCAGTCTGTGAGGGCGTAGAGGAGTTTATTGAGGCCGAAGGTACCTCCAACCCTGTCGCCGTCTGTATCGCCCACAGGAAAGGCCGTAAGCCCGTCACAGTGCGCTTCTCAGTCGAGGACGCAAAGAGGGCAGGACTCTGGGGCAAAGTCGGACCGTGGCAGGCATACCCAAAACGTATGCTCCAGATGCGAGCCAGAGGATTCGCCCTGCGTGACGCATTCCCTGACGTACTTAAAGGTTTGATAACAGTAG